TCCCAGTAGAAACTACTGATTATACCCCATTGCCTCAGGGGGATGATCCAGTTCCTGCTCCTAGTACAGTTGTAGTTGAACAAGTAACTACAAGCTCTGCTACTGTAGATGGCAGAGGTACCGGAGTAAAAGTTCAAGTCTCTTGGTCCACTCCAGTAGAAACTATAACAGATACAGCTGGAAATACTGCAGAAGTTCCATATAGATATCTTTCTGGCTTTGAAATACACCATAATTTGACAGATGATGGAAAAAATAATACTTTTACTAAAATAACAAATATTTCTGGAAGCTCAAATACGTTTTCTATAAATAATGTGGATGCAGGGGATTATATTGTAAAAGTTCGTGCAGTAAATCTACTAGGTAACTTTTCGCCTTTTACAGAAGTCAATACACGAATCTCTACAATCTCTCCCGCTGTAAATCGTATAGCTAGAATAGGAAGAGGGGGTGCTTTATCTGCTCCTGCTTCTATAGATGCTTCTTCAGGATTAGTTAGTTTAAATAGAACTGATTATATATATGAACCTCCTAGCGGTATTGATTTTCAGATAGGAGGAGGAAGTACATCTCAAACTTCCCAATCTTTTTCTGCTCTTTCTTCTGGTAATACTGGATATATGTTTTTTGACGCTAGTAATACCTCTGATCCATGGAAAGCTGTAGAAATCCTAATTGATAATACACAGACTGATGTAAATGGAAATAAAAATAACTTTTCATATTTACGAGAATTAGGTGCAAGTAATTTAGGACTTACTACAATATCTGGTACCGTAAGTGCAGCTGCTGGCTCAAATATTGTTACTGGAAGCGGAACTTCATTTGCAACAGACTTTTATCCTGGAGCATTCATTTTAGTAACTACTAATACAGGGAATGCCTATACAGCAAATTCAGAATATAGAGAAGTTATAAGCGTAGAAAGTGATACTTCTCTAACTGTAAAAAACGCTTTTACAAGAACATTTAGTGGACAAGAAGGTAGAAAACAAACTCTAGATGTTCGTTTAGAGTTTGATGCTATACTTGCGGAAGTAAAAAATACAGGAGGAACTTACTCTATAACTCTATTTACAGCTGGTAAAGGTGAGCTAGGAGATCAAGGTCAAAAAGGTGTAACAGGGGAAAAAGGCGTAAAAGGTGATATTGGTCAAAAAGGTGATCAAGGTCAAAAAGGTGATACTGGCGAAAAAGGTGAGAAAGGCGATACTGGTCAGAAAGGTGATCAAGGTCAAAAAGGTGATACCGGTCAAAAAGGTGAAACAGGTGCTGTAGGTCAAAAAGGTGATCAAGGCGACAAAGGTGTTGTTGGTGAAAAAGGTATAGTAGGTGCTGTTGGTCAAAAAGGTGATCAAGGATTAAAAGGCGTAACTGGAGATCAAGGAGCAAAAGGACTTATTGGTGCGGGAGGAGATCAGGGAGATAAAGGAGCCAAAGGAGATACAGGGCCAAAAGGGGTAACAGGTGTTAAAGGTGATGCTGGCGAGGATGTAATAATTATTTATTATGCAGGGTTAGCAAACGATAACTTAGCAAGCAATGCTGCAGTAGGTGTAAGTAACTCTCCTACTGCTCCAGACTTAAATGGTGGATCAACAGCAGTAAGTGGTGCATTCCAAATTACTCAAGCAGATGGAACATTAACAAACTGGTATACAACTTCCGCAGGATTAAATGTATTTTTTATAGCCAGTGCTGTTGTTCCTGGTTTAACTCAAGCACCTCGTTCAGAATGGACAGTTAGCGGCTTCTTACAAGGAGACAAAGGGGACAAAGGGGCTGGCGGTGAAAAAGGAATTAAAGGGGTTGTAGGTGATCAAGGTCAAAAAGGTGCTACTGGTGCCGGAGGTGCTACAGGTGATAAAGGAGCTAAGGGTGTAACTGGTGGTGGCGGTCAAAAAGGTGCTACAGGTGCTACAGGTGATAAAGGAGCTAAGGGTGTAACTGGTGATGGCGGTCAAAAAGGTGCTGCAGGTGCTAAAGGTGATACCGGTCAAAAAGGCGTAACTGGTGGTGGGGGTGCAAAAGGTGCTACAGGTGCTAAAGGTGATACAGGTGCTAAAGGTATTCTTGGACAAAAAGGTGCTGGGGGAGAGGTTGGTGTTAAGGGGGATCAAGGGTCTCCTGGAGCAGATGCGCCTTATGTAGTTCTTGGGTTTAACTCTGCTGTAGATACAAACGCAGAACGTTATAATGCAATTAAAAGTTTTTCGGGACTTAGTACTGTTTTAACCAATTCTGTATATTGGGATGCAATAACAGGAAGAGTATATCAAAATAGAGGAAGTGCTTCTGCTGCTCCTAGTCTGAGTCAAATAAATGCAGTAAATAGTTCAGCAATATTTGATGAAGCTGCAACTATAACTAGATACTCAAAAGAATCTAGTATATCTATGTCTGCTACTGCTACTACTTACTATACTCAAGTAGCAGATGTTTGGTTTCAATTAAATACAGAAGCTAATGTAAGTGGGATGGTTGAATGTAATTTGGATGTTCGAGCTGTTTCTAGTACTTCTAGTAGTTCTCAGAATCTCTCTTGGGGAATAGGATATGATATATTCTTGTTATTACAAGTCGGTTCCACAGTTCCAGAATCAAGCGGCTCAAATTCAACATACGGAGCTAATACCGGATATTTTACAACCAGTAACACAACTAGTAAACAAGCAAATTTTTATGTCGCATCAAGTAAAACAGGAATCTATAATAGACCTGGAAGCGGTTGGACAAACTTTACATCAACACATGCTTTATTCTTTGGAGATGGAATAGGGGGTATTGGAGAAATTTCTACCATCCGTAGCGGAGAGTATGTATACTGTAGAGCTTTTGTTAAACCAAGGGCTAGATATGGAAGTGGTACTAATTTGCCAGGAGCTCTTCGAGTAGTTCTTCCTTATATTAAATTTCAAGGATTCAAAAAATGAGTAAAGCATATTCATATACAATATATACTAAGTCTTCCGGAGAAATACGGAAATGCGTAAGTGCTTCCGAAGAGGATATAGTAAATATGTATGACGCACATACAGAAAATATAATTCCTGGATTTTATGATCCAGGTACCTATAAGATAGAAGGGGGAGAGGGTGTTCTTTTAGTTGAAACTGAAGATTGGGACTTTTTTAACAGAGATAAAAGAAATTATGAATTATCAATGTCTGATTGGACTCAAGTACCTGATTCTCCCCTTTCGAATACTAAAAAAGCTGAATGGGCAACTTATCGTCAAGCTTTGAGAAACTTACCAAATCATTCCAATTGGCCGAATCTAGAAGATGCTGATTGGCCCACCCCACCAAGCTAGGAAAATAAATGAAATTAGTCATAACCGGCGGCGATGGATATATTGGTCGCAGACTACAAGAAAAATTAAAAAATACAGAGCATAAAATATTTGCTCCAACATATAAAAAATGGGACATTACTACGGAGTCTCGCATGGATTTTTCTGTTGATTGTGTAATTCATTTGGCAGGATTAGTAAAAGTAAATGAAAGTATTAAAAATCCTTTAGATTACTATAATGTAAATATTATTGGAACTGCAAACGTTGTAAAAAGCTACCCTAAAGCAAAAGTTATACTTGCTTCTACTGGGGCTGCTTTTAACCCTACATCTCCTTATGCCCGCTCTAAGCTTGCAGCAGAAGATGTAGTAAGAAGCTTATCGAATAATTATACTATTTTTAGATTCTTTAATATTGGAGGAGGTCAGCCAACAAATCCTGTAGGCTTGCATGCTGCAACTTTAAAAGCTTTAGAGTCAAAAGAGTTTACAATAGCAGGTAGTGATTGGAATACAAAAGACGGAACTTGTGTAAGAGACTATGTACATATAGATGATGTATGTAATGCTATTATAAAAGCAATTAATTTACCCTCTGCTAATTCTCCTTTTGAACCAATAGGTTCAGGCAAAGAATATACTATTTTAGAGTATATTAATACATTTTTAAAAGTAAATGGTTCGTTATTTAATATTAAATATGGACCACGAAGACCGGGAGATAATGAAGAAAGTAAACTTCCTTTTTTATCGACCTTTATGGAGCCGAAAAAAACATTAGAAGATATTGTGAGGTTAGATGAAAATTTTCTACATAAATTTAGATAAGAATACAGATAAAAGACAGCATATGGAATCTCTCTTTCCAGAAGCGGAAAGATTTTCTGGAATATACGGAGCACATGAAACCCCAGAAACAATAAGCTATACAGCAGATAGGACTTGGAGAGATCCAACTCTAAACAGAAGACTTACAAATGGAGAGGTAGGTTGTATACTATCTCATATTAAACTATGGAAAAAATGCGTAGAATTAAATGAGCCTATCCTAATTCTAGAAGATGATGTAATAGCATTAGATAGTAACTGGAAAGAAAAAATACAAAAGTATTTTCATTCTTTTGACTTACTGTACCAGGATTTTCTTACTGGACATCTTCTTACTTAGTAAGTCCTAAATTTGCACAAACAGGTATTGATTATTTTAAAAATAATCCATTGATACCTGCGGATGAAATACTACCTCTACTAATAGGACATCACAGGCACTTTAATATAGAAACTACATTATCTTCTGCTGCTTTTAAAAATGACTTATTTATTCAAAAGCCCGGAGCGTATGAGGCTTCGGGAACAGAGATTGCAACAGATATTTGGAGAGATTATAAGTTTCAGATACTTACTGTAGCTACAGATGAATCAAAAGCCCCTAAATTATTAGATTCTGATTTTAATATAAAAAATTTAGGAAAAAATATAGTTTGGGAGGGAGGAACTATGGAAGGCCCTGGTGGGGGTCAAAAAATAAACTTAATACGACAAGAGTTAAAATATTATGATGATAATGATATCATACTGTTTTTAGATGGGTACGATACATTCATACACTCTACAGAGGAGGCTATTTTAGAAAGATACTTTGATTTTAGAAAGGAAATTGTATTTGCAGCAGAAAAAATTTGCTGGCCAGATAAGAGTTTAGCAAATAAATTTCCAGAAACTGGAGGATACAAGTATCTTAATAGTGGAACATTTATTGGAACAGTAGGTTCTCTTAAAAAGCTTTTTTCTAATCCGATTGAAAATCATGAAGATGATCAACTTTATTGTCAAAAACAATACTTATCAAAAGAGTTTGATATAGGATTAGATTATGAAAGCTATATATTTTTGTGCATGTCAGGAATGGAGGAAAACTGTTTATATAATGAAAATACTTCATATTTAGTAAATGCTGAAACAAATTGTACTAGTCTCATTGCTCATGGAAATGGAGGTGCCTATACAAAACAAGCATTTGAAAACTTGTATAATAGTATAAATAGGTATAAGATTTACATACCCACCCCAGAGTATAGAGATCTACATATACTTGATAGGGATATACTACTAATATATAACTTTCTATCTCAAGATTACTGCGATGAGCTTATAGAGGAAACAGAACGACTTAATCAATGGGAACAACTGCCTAATGATAAGTTTCCAGGAATGGAAATTAGACTAAATAAGTTACAGTCAAAGTTTTATGAGATATTTGAAAAAGCATACAACGAAAAAATGGTACCAACTATAGAAAAATATTGGCATCCACTACTAATGTATGGAATAAGAGACTTATTTGCAATTAAGTACGCTTTAGGGTCTCAGACTAAACTGAGGCTACACCATGATATGTCTTTAGTTTCTGGTTCCATGAAATTGAACAATGATTATACTGGAGGAGTTCTACAGTTTCCTCGACAGGGAGTTGATAATTCACAAACCCCTACAGGTTCGATTATTATTTGGCCGGGTCAAGTAACACACGGGCATGAGTGCACTGAAATTATTTCCGGAACAAAATATGGTCTAACTTTATGGACTTCAAGACTAGATGGAGATGTATTTTGATAATCATTGATAATTTTATACGAGATCCTTATTTTTTAGGACAATTAGAACACTTTACTTTATGGGAAGATCCCGGGGTATATAAATGGGCAGACAATCCTATTAAGAAAAAAGATAACTTAGCAAAAAAATTAATTTCTTATATCTGGCATGAAAACTGCCCGCTAAATATGGATTTATCAATTTTTGAGGGATTTGAGTATTGGACAGGAATTTTTGAGGGAGGAGATCGTAGAGAATCACAAGACTCTGACGGAAATTTTTACCACTTATTTAGACATTTTGATAAAGATGAAGAGGAGTGGAAAAATACAGGAAACCTAATATGTCCCAAAATAGGAACGGTTTTTTATCCACATAAGGCAAATCAAAATGTTATAGGAGGAGAATTAAAAATTTGGGAAACTCAAGATAATGATATCTGCAATATTCCTTATGAACTTCTTTTACCTAAGCACAATAGACTGGTAATATTTGATCCTTCTCACTTGCATGCAGTAACCATGGTCAAAGAAGGAACTCGCAGAGCTATAGCCATAAACTTATGGGAAAATAAACCTACTACTTTTTTGGATTAAAGACCATAACAAAAATAATTCTTGACTCCTCACGTCCCCTTTGATATAATTTCATCATGGAGAAATTGAAATGAGTGCAGCAAACCACGACCTAGTCATTGACCAAGGATCGACTTTTGTGATTGACTTAACAATCAAAGAGTCAGGAACCTTGAAAAACTTAACTGGCTTCTCAGCTAGGGCTCAAATGCGCTCCTCTAAGACCGCTTCAGCCGTAGCTGCTTCATTTACTTGTAGCATAACTAGTCCTCCTACTGCCGGTATTGTAAAAATGGAACTACCTGCGACTACTTCTTCAGCTATGGCTTCCGGAGTATATTTTTACGACTTAGAGATTCATACAGCAAATGATGCTATAGTAAAAAGACTTATTGAGGGAAAGGTTACTATTAATCAAGAAGTTACGAGGTAATTATGTCTACTCCAGCTACTCAAGTAACTATTACAGAGCAAGTTACAGATTTATCTGTCACAAATACTAATGCAATTTCTTTGGATTTAACAACAGAGGATGTTTCTGTAAGTATAAATAACTTTGCGATTCCTATAAATTTTACGGATGCCGCAAATGTAGTTTTTGCTGGACATAACACAATTACAGCAAATAATGTAAGTGATGCTTTGAAGCAGCTTGCAGACCAACAGTTTAGAGGAACAACCCCTCCTGCAGATGGAACTGCAAATTTAGAGGAAGGAGATCTTTTTTACGATACAGACGATAATCAAATAAAAGTCTATCGCGAGACTAGTACAGGAGTTTTTGAATTTGTACCTATAATAGTAGGTGACGCTTCAGGTGATTCGGATACACTAGACGCAGGAGCCTTTTAAGGCTAACCCCCGGAGTTATAAATGGCTCAGACAATTAAAATCAAAAGAAGTACCAGTACTTCAGCCCCTGGCTCTCTTGTAGCGGGTGAGTTAGCATATTCTGATGCTAGTGATAAATTATTTATTGGACAACCCTCAGATAATGCAGTAACCGCTATTGGTGGTAAAGTATATGTAGATATGCTAGACCATACTGCTGGTACTCTTACTGCGTCAAGTGCTATACTTGTAGATGCAAGTAGCAAAATTGACCAGCTTAAGACTGCAAATCTTACGATTAGTGGTAATGCAATTACTTCCGGTTCCGGGGACGTGGATATAGTTGCAGCAGCTAATCTAGATATTGATGCAGGTACAATTGATATTACTACACAGGCTACGCAATTTTCTCTAAAAGATAATACTGCAACAGCATTAACAATAGCAGAAGCTTCAAATGTTTACATGTCATTTGTTACTACAAATGCTGGTGAACAAATTACAACAGGCAAAAAATTAATAGTAGATGGAGATGGTACAACCGGAAACGGCGGTGTTACTATTGAAAATGGAACTATTGATTTAAAAAATAGTGGAAGCAATGATTCTCGTATACGTTTTTACTGTAATGCCTCCAATGCACATGCCCAGATTCTTCAAGCTGCGCCACACAGTGCAGGTGCTTCAAATACTCTAACTTTACCTGCTGTTGGTACAGAGCTTATATCAAACACAGGCACTCAAACACTTTCAAATAAAACTATGTCTGCTGTTACTCATACTGGAGTTTCAACTATTGCAGCAGCAAACTTCTCAGGACTAGTTACATTTGCAGGGGGCTCAAGTCAGGGAATGAGTGTTACTCAGGGAGCTATTTCTCTAAAAAATGGTGGGGTACAATCTAGAATAGATTTTTACTGTGAAAGCAATAATGCTCACTATGCGAGATTACAAGCCCCTGCACATGCTAATTTTTCTGGAAATGTTACTGTAACGCTTCCTGCTACCACTACAACTCTTATTGGTGCTGATACTACTGATACTTTAACTAATAAGACTTTAACTTCTCCTGATATAAATACTCCAGATATAGATGGCGGTACAGTTGATGGAACAGTTATTGGTGGAAATACTCCTGCAGCAGGTACTTTTACTGCTGTAAATGTTGATAATGTAACTGTAGATACAAATACAATTTCAACAACAAATTCAAATGGAAATTTAGTATTATCACCAAACGGCACGGGCACTGTTACTGTTCCTTCTGGCTATAAAAATAGAGCTGGATTTGGAGCAACTTCACTCGCAACAAAAGAATATGTAGATGCAGTAAAAACAGGGCTTGATTTTAAAGATTCAGTACGTCTTGCAACAACTGCAAATGGAACTTTAAGTTCGGCTTTTGCAAATGGTCAATCAATTGATGGAACCACTCTTTCTACTGGCGATAGAATACTTATTAAGAATCAAAGTACTGGTTCTGAAAACGGTATTTATACAGTAAATGCAAGCGGTGCACCAACTCGTGCAACAGATGCTGATGAAAATGCAGAAGTTACCTCTGGTTTATTTGTATTTGTAGAAGCAGGTACAACAAATGCTGACTCTGGCTTTGTACTTACAACCGATGGAACAATTACAGTAGGCTCTACTGCTCTTTCTTTTTCTCAATTCTCCGGTGCGGGACAAATTACAGCAGGCGATGGTCTTACAAAAACAGGTAATCAACTCGATGTACAAGATGATAATGTCACTATTGAAGTCAATAGCGATGCATTAAGAATAAAAGGTATTTCAGCAACAGCAGTTGGTGATTTACTTATTGGTCAAGCAAGCAATGCAGGTTATACAAGATTAGTAAAACCTTCTGGAAATGCAACTGCACATGATTATGTTCTTTCTATGAATACAAGTGGCGCTGCTCAGTGGTCTAACATACTGGATGGCGGAACTTTCTAATTTTTTCCTCCGCGTATATACGCAATTTTAGGGGAGCCATATGGCACAAACGATTAAACTAAAACGGTCTTCCGTTTCTGGTAACACTCCGGGTACCTCAGATTTAGAGCTGGGTGAAGTTGCAATCAATACCTATGATGGTAAGATGTTCATCAAGAAAAATGATGGCTCTGATTCTATTGTAGAAATTGGTGGCGGTTCTGGAACTGTAACAGAAGCATTCAAAACTATTGCTGTATCAGGTCAGTCAAGTGTAGTGGCTGATTCTGCAACAGATACGCTTACTCTTGTAGCTGGCAGCAATATGACTATCACCACAAATGCTTCTGGTGATACAGTTACGTTTGCGTCTTCTGGCGGTGGTGGTACTCAAAATGT